TCAAGGTCAGCGACTACAATACAGTTCCACTATGTCATGCCCACCATATGGAACTTCATCGACACGGCAATGAGGAGCAGTGGTGGGCACTGCAAGGTGTAGACCCGATGAAGTTTATTGAGGAGGTAACCAAACAATGAACATTGAATTAAGTGATTGGGAAATCAGAGTGTTACGCCAAGGATTAAAACTTAGTCGGAGAAAAGCAATAAAAAACAAGGAGAAAACTCCTGACTTCATTCCAGAGGAGGGTCGGCTTAACATCCACGATGAAATCAAAAAAACCGCAGATGTTCTGTTGAAAAGATTACCATTCCCAAAACTTCCGGGTCTTCGATACCCAACGGAACAGTGCAGTGGTTGACATCAAGGATGCCAGCTATGGCTTTGAAGCAGTCAAGTCTGTACTCAGACAATCCAAGGATGGCATTGTTCTGAGCTTGGTTATCCACCCCAGTGACATACCCAACCCCCTCCTCTCTGATCCTATAGGCTCACGCTACATGGTGGGGATGGCCAGACTTGGAGGGCAAGCGTATGGTCACCAGTTGCGCTGCCCTGTGCAGGGACAGTGACTTCCAGCGGTGGATGGTGGACAACGGCTTCACCAATGACCAGACCGAAGCAGCAGCAGCAATCGCAGTGAAGCAGCTACTGAAAGTAGAGAGCAGGGCTGAACTAAAGGATAATGTGGATGCCCAGCGCAGGTGGTCTATCATCAGACAACACTTTATTGACCGTGACATCTTGATGGAGGCAGACATTGACGGATGAGATCAAGAGTGAACTACTTACTGAGGCTGAAGCTCTCGTCACTGGGCCTCGTGCTGAGGCCTACGGAGATGCGGCGATCAATCACATGAGGATTGCTGATCTCTGGAATTGCTGGTTAAGGAATAGAAGCTGGGGTTCCTCTGGGATCATCACTCCCTACGATGCCGCGATGATGATGATGCTCGTGAAGGTGGCACGCTGCCAACAGAAACCAAGCCATGAAAGTCACGTTGATATGGCTGGCTACGCAGCAGTGATGGAAGACATCTATGAACAGATAACAGGAGTTCAAGAAGATGGCGGGCAAGAAACACCGACCTCGTAAGCTGGATGAGGAAAGCCGCTCTTGGAATGTAACATACTCAGTGGCTGTGATTGAAAGCGTTAAAGAGCGAGCCGCTCAGATAGGTGTCACTCCAGCGGGTCTGGTCCGGGCAGCGGTTGACCTCTACCTATCCGGGGATACAACCAAGACTGCGAGTGTTGTGGACAACAACGAGTTTCTCCGGGGTGTCCATGCAGCAGCGGCGACCCTCCGTTCAATTGTGACACAGCCCCGCTACCCTGCTGGGCATACCCTTGGAGATGTATTAGCACAGAAGGTCATTGATAAAATAGAATCGGATGGCCCCCAACAATAGAAAAAGGGGAGCGGCGACCAAACCGCTCCCCAAGGTGAGGTAACCAGATGACTGCACAAGCCACCATGAAAAAAGTAGCAACAGTAGAGGACGCTGTCCAGTTATATCTCGACAAGCATATTGGTCATACAGCGATTGATACCCAACGTGCTGAGGTAGCATGGAAAAATATGGCAGTATCCCTACGCAACGTGCCCCTTCATAGCCTTAATGGCCATACTCTGAGCAGCTATATGGCCAACAGAAAGGCTTCATCAGGTACAATTAACAGGGAACTGGGTGTCCTCAGTGCTGCCATTCGGTGGTGCTATGCCCAAGGATACACCGACAAGCTAGTGCTGGTGCCCCGTCTACCCTCTCCACCACCCCGTCAGCGGTGGCTGTCTAAGGAGGAGTGCGACAGGTTACTGGCGGCTGCACGTCCCTATCCCCACGTCTGGGCATTCATTGCTATGGCCCTGTTAACAGGCCAGCGCAAGGAAGCCATCCTTGGTCTCACAAAGGACCGGGTGTTCTTGGATGAGGGGTTCATTGACTTCAATGAGAATGGCCCACTATGTGAGAGACGCAAGGCGAGAGCGGTAGTACCTATCTCTCCTGAGATGCGTGAGTTGCTTACCGTTCTCCAGTCAGACGGCATCTACGTTGTCAACAACAATGGCCGTCGCGTCAGGGATATGAGGAAGGTATGGGGAAAGGTGATCAAGGCAGCAGGACTGGAGGGCGTCACACCTCATACGTTACGACACACAGTGGCCACGCTGTTAGTGCGGGCTGGCGTCCCTCTGATAGAGGTATCGAAGCTGTTAGGTCACAAGGACAGCAGGATCACAGAGAGAGTGTACGCGAAGTTCTCTCCCGACTACCTCAAGAAGGCGACTGAGGCTCTGTCTATTGCTGCATGAGGCCTTCACAGCAGTCATGGATTGAACGATGGCAGGCAGTACATTCATAATGCCCGTGGACAAACTCCACTCTGGTGATAGCCCCACACCACGGACAGTTATGCAATCCCTCTGGATCAAACGAAGAACTTCTTCTCCCATCTTTTGTGTCTGAGGTAGGGAATGAGGACATACGGAAACACTCTTGATATATACACGATGAAATAGTTCAGCCAGCTCAGTGGCCGGGGCAATGGCTTCAGCACATCCATGAACAGGACGGCTCGTAGCTGATCGGTATTATTGACTGCCCAATGTTCATAGGTGTCATCAAAGAAGAGGCAGTGGCCCTCCCTCCAGAAGGCTTTCTCCCCTCCCACCATCATGTAGCAGCGGTGTGGGTGGGGTATGTCCAGTGCCAGATGCACCCTCAGCACGCCTGAGTAAGGCCCTGAGTGGGGGTTGAGCTTCTTCCTTGGGCCAAGCACCGAGATATACGCAGACACCACATACGGGTGCCGCTTCAAGATAGCAGTGGTAACAGGCATGAGCTTGCAGTTCTTCTTAAACCAAATGCGAGCCCCCTTCAGGAAGAACATCCTCCACTTGTCATCGTTGCTGATGTAGGTCTGGTGAGGACTGATGTCCTGAAACGGAGCGAACTCCTCATACCGCTTAATGATCTTGTGATATTCTTTACTGATGTCTGCGAAGTTCTGTTCAAGATCACGAGTGATGGGGAGAACCCCAGTGTCGTAGAACTTCTTGACCCCCAACAGATTGTGGGATCGGAACCACCGCTGCACCAATCGTTCAACGATAAGCAATGCTTACTCGCAGATGGCTTCCCAGACAGCATTGTAGTTATCTGCCCAGTCCAGCGTCTCTTCATCCCAGAATAAACAGTGACGACACTCTGAGCGTGGATATAAAAATGGACCGGGGAGACTGACGCAGGGAATATAACTAACCGTCGTCGGTGGGGCGCTGGTACTTGTCTCGCAGGCGCTTGCTGTCAATGTTATCACGAGCGCGGCGAGCATTTTCAATGACATTGTAGGCATCAACCAACCCCTTGTTAATGGCCTTCGATTCACCAGCCTTCATAAGGTTGCGGTTGCGAGCCCACTCTGCGAGTAAGCCCGTCAACCTCAGTAGTCCCCTCAATATGGAGAGGATGTTCATGCATCCTTGTTCTTGTTCTTCATTACATTACCAGCCAGCACGTTGAGTACCATCAACATAGTATTGACGATCTTATCATCGACCTTACTGGGGGTGAGGGCAGTTAATGCAGTCGCTGCACTAACGATCCCAAATACCGCGTGGATATAAACGGGCCAACCAGTGACCCAACCAAGTAAACCTTCCATCAAGAACTCCTATTGTTATTGGAAGTGGCGGGATTGTCCCCCAGTTCCAGCATACGCGCAAGAGTGTGCGCTCTCTGTCCTACCTGTGTCGCCCACTTTGAATCAAGCAGTTCTGCTGCCACCTTATCCCACAGATCATCACCCAGCATACACTCCTCTATTAGCCGTAGAGTTTTCTTAAATGTTTTCAAGCGGTTAATCCCAAGATTAAAATGCAGGTCCACTAGTACAGCCTGTCTCGTATCATCCAGCTTGCTGAACCAGTTGAAGTTCCTCTCCAGTTCAATGATGGATATCTCAATATCATTGGCCAGAAGATACCGACACTCCTCTTTGGTGAGGCCTCTGTCTGTGAGATTTCTGCCCACGCCGATGGTGATCTTCCCCACCGTGTCCGTATAAGGGAAGCATTCCAGCCCTTCATGGTGTATCAACTGGTCAACTAGCTTTAGGCGGTTGAGCATCTAGTGCCTGCGCTCCAATATCTCTCCCTTCCGGGTATTGATATATGACACTGCTTCATTCATAAGCCTGTCTATCTCCGTCAGCTTCTCTCTCTTGCGTTCAGGAGATACACCACGATCTTGCTGTACCTCTGACCTAAACTTACGCAGCCCCTGTAGCTCTTCCTTCACACCCTTAATATTTTCCTTGTAAATCTCTAGCCCTTCGCGGGACATTCTGTACTCTTCCACCCTCTTGTAATCGTCACTGTCCATCAGAGAGTTAAGAGTTTGCACAAAGATATCAAGCTCCTTATTCAGTTCAGTAAAGGTTTCTACTGGCCCGCGACCTTCCTGCTGCTGAAGGAAGCGCCCTAGCACGGGCTGCTGATCCAACCTACGTTGAGATCGTACAGGCATACCTGTTGCGTTCCTCATAATACTATCGGCAGCCATCAGCGCATAAGACCCCAGTGATCCGGTGTATCCCCTCAACAGGTGATCAATCTTCTCTGCGCTCCACCTGAATCCCACTTGTTTATCCAGTGCCCGTGACATTTCAATCGCCAGCGGAGATGTGTATTCAGGATCAGCAAGCCACGCTTCATTCTTGCCCTGCCAGTAGGTAACTACGGGTCGGCCCCTGAAGAAATCATAGTTGATAGTTGTCTCTAACGCAGGCAGCAGCCACTGTGGTACAGGCAGGAAGTTAAAGGTCGAGGTTGTATGGCGCAGGGCAGAGCGCGTAGCTTCACGGAAGTCTGTCTGACCATCAATAAGCTGCATAATTCTTTCAGGAACTACTTTGAATAGAACCCCAACCTCAAAGGGGATCATCCATCGTATTGCTGGTGTCTCTGGTCCTGTGTCCACCCCGAATATTGTGGGAGGAAGTATCCAGAAATTATCTTTCTCGTGTTCCTTCGCATTATACCACCACGGATTCTCCTCCTCGTCTCCCTTGCTCATATGATAAGCAGCAGTGACTCCAACCAGCATCAGTGCGCGGAGATAAAAGCTCAACCTCCTTTTTGATTGGATGGTACGACCAGTGACAGTGCCAGTGCCGCCACGAGCCAGAACGTCAAGGCCTTGGATACGAGCGTTCAGGAATGGTATCGTCGCAGTGAGATAGCGAACAACAGGATTAGCCCCCTTGCGCCCGAAGTTAATGACCTCAATCCCCTCGACAATGGCGGAGGTCATGTCTCCTCCTGTGTCCTTCAGAACCCGATTAAAAACAGCAAGCCGTGCCGCAGTATCAGAAGACGCGGTCATTCTATCCAGCCTGCCCCATGTCTGATCCCAGAACATACTCGTTGCGTTACGAATAGACTTGGTTGGATGTTTCAGACGAGCGTGTTTGCGGTACGCAGCCAACGCACTCTTGGGTGCTCCCTTAAACTCATATCCTCCTACAGCACCACTAGCTTCAAACGCCTTGGCACTGGATGTACCCAGTAGTGCCTCTCCAAAACCACGCAGTGTTCCCACTACGGGCATTACATTTACCCCAGAGGTAATCCAAGAAGTCAATGTATCACGGAGCATATTCGCCCCCATGAAGGCTGGATCTTTTGTGACCAGTTCACGGAGTAACTGTGCGGGAGCAGCCTGTATGTCCAGCATGATCCCGTCGAGACCTCCAGAAGCCTGAAGCGACTGGAACAATAGATCATCCTTCACATCATACCAGCGGGTCGCTCCCCCGACACGAAGGCCAATCCGATTTGGCCCCGGCTCCGCAACATCTTCACCAATACGGGTAGCCAGACCCAGTTCTCCCAGATCCCGCACAGCCCTGCTGGCATAGATGTTCATCAGCGAAGCTGTAACTGCTGCATCTACATTCCTGAGAATATTATTGAGGGGATCAGCTATACGCTGGTTGTCTGCTGCCCTGCGGATCAGGGCCTGCGGGTTAAGGTTTCTAAGCTGTGCCTCTCTGGCTCTTATCTCTGTACCATCACGATCAGAGAACCGTATTGTATCCGCCACGTTATTAACCATCAGCCAATAGGTTGGCTTACCGCCCTTCAATGTCCTTGGGGTGGGAGCCCTGTAGAAATTCTGGAATATATTATTGTTGGGGTTGTTCATTGCCTCAAACAATGTCTGCTCTTCTGGTGAACCATCTGGGCTCATTACTTCATATATAACGCTGGTTGCTTCTTCTCCCGGTACACCGTAAAGCTCTCTAGCGAAGGGCAGGTAGTCTCCGTTGTCACGCCATAGCTGTCCCGCCTCCTTAGTGATAAGACCGCTGTCTTCCATCATAAGAATAATGGAGTTATTCCAAAGCTCATACTCCCTGTGCATCTGCTTGAAGTAGGGGTATCTCTCCGCTAAAGCGAGACCTGCATCGATATCTACTTGTGTGAAGGTCTTCTCCCGACCTTCAACCATCATGCGGTTGGCTCTGAATGCTGCCACATACAGGAAGTAGAGCGGCGTAGTCCCCTCTCCCTCAGAAGGGCTCATAATGTCAACAAAGCCCTTGAGGTCAGAGGGGCTCTCATACCTGATGGTAGTTTTAGTCTCACCTGTGGGATCAAGGGGGTCCACTTCCTCATAAGAAGTCTCACGGGCAAGACGATCAAAGGCTGCGCGGAAGTCGCCCCTTATTCTATCGTTTACTTCTTGCGATAACTGACGCTCGTTATAATTGTAGTTGTCTTCTGTCATGGGGCCGACCCACCCGTTATGACGAATTAACGGCCCCTCCGTGATAGCTTTCGCCATAATCATCTTGGCTCTTTCAAGCATGACAGCAGCAGTAGTCGCGGCAGAGTCAAGAGCGATGCGTCCATCCTCCCCCAACTCTCTTTTACGTTTAATCAGTTGACGTTCTCGTGCATATCCTGATGCGTAGTTGTCTACAAATACCCTGCGGAACTTGGTCCTCCAAGAGTGGACACTAGGATCACTGGCCTTAAACATACCCATGATCTTGTCCCACATATTCTCATCTGCACCGACCTGTATGTTACGATCAATAAGATCTCGTTGCTCTTGGTTCAGGTTATTGTACTGGCGACGTAAGCTGTGCCGTGTATTCAGTGTTAGCCTTTTCGGGAATGTCTTGTGTTCCGCTGCGGCCTGAATACCCCTGTCAACCATAGCCCTGCCAACGCCTGTCTTCTCCCCCCGTGTCGGGTTCAGGAATGGGAAGACGGCTGGCCTCATTGAGGTACCATCGGTAGGCGCAACATATGCTGACCATAGCAGCATACCTTTTGATCCAGCCAACTGTGGATTAGCTGCCACCTCGTCAGGAGAGAGTATCTCCAGTGAAACTGGCACAAAGATGAAAGTGGCAGGGAACCCAAACTCGTCGGTCTTCCACTGCACTCTTAGTATAGGCAGGCGTATATCTGTTTGAGGGGCATAGCCGAGAGCCATCATCGGCGCTCCCCTCTCTATTCTCATCCGCCTCACATCAGCGTAATCCTGCTCGGTAATCTTAAAGCCGCCAGCCTCTGGGTTATTCCGATGTTCCCAGAAAGAGGCCATCGCTGCATCCAGCAATTCCTCTGTAGAATTATAGGGGGAGTTCTTAACTGTATCTGCAAGGTAACGCTGATCGATGAACGCCTTACCAAACCCAGTGTCTACACCTTTGGCTGTCTTCTCTGTGTATCCTGTGGGGATGATGACAGGGTGGGCACGGCCCTCCCAGATAAGACGTTCTCGTGGTTGATGAACAGGAGCCAATACTCTGGGAGAGAGTTCTGCTTTGAACCCCGCCAGATGCAGATCAAGCTCTTGCTTTTCTCGTATTAACTCTTCTCTGCTTGGCCTTCGGAGGGAGAGTCTCGTTCCAGTAATCGGAACATCGCGGCCACGGCCTTCTTTGGCTCTGTCCTCTCCAGTACCGACTCCTCTGTCTCCCCCTCGCTCCACGGCGCGTACTGTCTCGTCTCTGGCATCTCTAAGTCTCCTGAATGCTTCCGCATAACTGATGTTTAATTCACGTCCTCCCCTAGCTCCCAGTTTGTTATACAAATCTTTTTCGGGATACCAGAGTATAGCCTGAAGATCGGCTGGTGTGACATTGTACCCACTATCCCTCACCTTAGCAAGAGTCTTGTGCATCAGCCTGCGAACAGCATTCCTGTAACCACCACTGGATGGGTTGTCTTCTGGCTTTAGTTGCTGGGTAACAATAGCTTCTGCTGCGTGTGCCCACTCAGGCTTCTTATATTTCTCCCCTTTCGGGAGATTCTTCTGTGCGGTTTTGTAAATACGGTCATGCTCCCTCTTTAACTCCGCTGCCATCTCAAGGATGCTGTCCGTATCTTGGCTCTCAATGTAGCCTACCAGATTAGAAGTTAGTTCATTGTCTCCTCTTTCCCTCAAGCCTTTCAGAAGTCTGGCAGACTGCTGCCCTAACAGTTCTGGCTTCCCAATCAGAACACCAGTCATCCTGCCCATTGTTCTCATCAACCACATATCAATAGTGACTGGGTCGTAGTTACCATTCAGGTTCTGATAGAACCCATTCCCGATCTTTGCGCCAAGAATGTAAGAGCCATAGACATTGGTATCCACCAACTCGGCAGAGCTTACATCAAACCCATCTTCTTTGAGTTGTTTGACAGTAGTGGGTATGCTGAAGAACTTCCGAACAGCAGAAACACCACCTCTACCTTCCGCTCCCTTAATGAGAGTGTTGACATCCTTGAAGTTCCGCTTCATTGCTGGAGAAGATTCTCCCTTCCCGTAGTTCTCTGGGAACAGGCCTGTCTCACGAAACGTAGAGTAGACTTCCTCTGCATATCTGGCATTGTCCAAGACAGGAACCTTCTGACTGGTGATCGCCAGTGAAACAAGGAAAGCAAACTTGGCATCAGGGTCAGTCGCAATCTCAGGATGCGTCTCGCTTACCACCCCGATGGCCTCCTTCACACCATCAGTGTACCAAGTAGCTGCTGTGTCTTTGCTCTGAAGAGCCTGTAGTGCCTCCATTGCCAGCGCACTGGAGATGAGGTCGTCCTTACTGATATCATCAACGATATGAACTGGCTTCCTTAGAACCCGGAGACTTCTCGCTTTAAGGAGACGGGCTACCTCCCCGATCCTAAGCCCCTTACGATCTTCAATTTCTGGATTGTACAGGATGTCTACATTGGATAAGCGTCTGGCTCTGGGAGGAGGAGCCTGCCCTGCTATCTTGATATTGTCATTAAGAGGAGACTTAGCTCTGAATACAGGATCTTTCGGATCAACACGTCGAAGAGAAAACTTCGGCGCATCTGCCAGCGCCTGTCCGTATCTCTCCTCAAATACCTGCGCTTCCTTCTCCATCTCAGGAGTTGTAACCCGTGGAGTAAAGGCTGGAGAACCCGGACCACCCTGCCAGCCACCAAAGATTTCATTGGTTGACAGTATGTTTGCGTTAGTTAACCCCTCTTTAAGATTGATAAAGAAGTCGATGATGCGCCTGAACAGGGACTGAGGCTTACCACTAATGCGCCTTGCACCACTAGCATAATCACTGAAGGCATTGGCGATTGCCTCCTCCACCACCAACTCTTCACGAGCCTGATCGCGGTTCTCTGGAGGGAAGTTGTGCTTCGCCATCCATGCATCGTTGTAATGCTCGGCGTATCCACTTGCCATTACCTCGCCGTAATAAGAGAGACCCTTCATGGGGCCAGATGTCTGCTTACGTTTCACAAACCTCGTGAGGACTGCCATATCCGCTTCAGAGATGAGACCTAACGCCTTGAGAGCGTGTACCACCTCGTGGTTCATCACATCAGCAAGCTGTGCCGCAGCTTGTTTAGAATTAGAGCCAGCTTCGATAGCATCCAAGGCCAGCGTAATAATAATCCTGTCGTTGACTTTGTCCCTTACGGATACGGTTCAGTTGTTTGACTAAAGCCTTATTGATAATCCTCCTTAGTTTTCTGTTCTCACTCTCTGTACCATGCTTGCGTTTAGCTTCCGCCGTTGCCTGCGATTGCTGGAGCTTGCTCTTGAATGCATCGGAGGCTTCCGCCATTGAACGGCCAGAGCCATCAGTCTCGGAGCGGCGGATAATGATCCCCGGTATTCCTGTATCTTCTACTGCCTCTTCAGCGACTTCCAGTCCTAGTTCTGCCTGCCGTTGGCCAGCACGTCTTGCTGCTCTACGCCTGACAGCTTCCTCATATGCTTCTCGTCTGCCCCTGTTCTCCCGATTAAACTCATACTGCGCCTCAAGTGCCCTCCCAACCTCATCATCAGCTTCTCGACTCGCCTTGGTAGCAGCATCTTTTTCATCCATAAGCCTTTCAGCTTCGGCCTTGGTTTCGGGACTAACCCCAGTTTCTTCAAAAGGCTTGTTAAGAATATCCTCAGCGGCGACACCTTCGGCCTCCTCTATCTCTATAAGCCGTGTATTTACTCTAAGCCCTTCATCATCTCGCCTTTTCTTTGCAGCGCGTAATTTCCTGTTAGCCTCAACAATTCGTGCATCAATAGCCTCTATCTCCGAGTCAATTTCAGGAGCTAGTCTATCAACCTCCAGTCCCCTAAGAAGCCTCTGACGGGCAGGCGTGGCCCCTGACCACCCACCAAGCTCATCTACTTCAGCCTCTCTGGCTGCTTCGGTGGTGCCTTGCAGTGCGGATGGGTGGATATAGGTAAAGGTTTTAAGAAGTTTCCCAGTCTTGAGACTGCGCCGCTGACGACGGATCAAGTCCCCGCGTGCAACCGCCCTAGCAAGGATCTCCTCTGCTGGCGCACCTCTATGCCCCAGCACCTTATTCACATCGCTGGGCTGTATCTCTCCCTTGACCAACCCTTTATCAGGGCGAGCTTCTTGATTGGCAGCAGCCGTAAGAACCGCAGCCATTTCTTGGCCGTTGAAATTTGGGTCATGGACAAAGGGGAGAGACTGACGACCTGCGCCCGGTAATGCAGGCTCTTCCAGTAGGGCCTCCTTAAGTAGACCAAGCTGCGTTGGGCTAAGAGTGTCCAAGGTTGAAGAGGTTGTTGTCTCAGTCTGCTGCTGACCGCTCTGATCAAACACCATTCGTGTTCTAGTAAGAGGAGTGGCAGTCACCTCTATCCCAGCTTTACGGGCAGAGAACCTTTCAAAACCCTGATCCTCTACATTAATATTCTTGTCAGCAGCAACGGCCAGTACTTCCTCTACTGTTGCTGCCGGTAAATCTGGGTAGGATTCTTCCAGCAGTGCTTGGATAGTTTCATTTCCTATCCCAGCCTCTGACAAAGATCCAATAGAAACCATGTCTCCGGGGACATATTGCCGTCTGTTCAATGTAGATCGGTTAGTGTTTAATTGAATTTGTTGAGGCCCATTCAATAAAGAAAAATCAACAAGGGTCTCAGTCATCGTGGCCTTCGCGGCAGCAACCAAGGTCGCGTCTGTCTCGTCCATCTTGGCTGCGGCTACAGCCTCCCGCGCCAGCTTCTCAGTCTCTATCTCATCCTGCTTGCGGAAGATTTCATTGATGCCAATATTTAATTCATCTGCATATACCTGAGCCTGCTCAGGAGTGGCGAAGTAAGGAGATGCCCTGATACCATTCTTACTCTGCACATAGAAACCACCCGGCCCTCTGATGGATCTGGTAGTCTTCTTTCCATCCACGACTACCGCTTCTTCTGTTACATAGACATCGGGTGTCCCTGTCTCGTCCAGACTAATGACACCTCTATTGAATGATAATGGGAGATCGGCGGCCAACTGGTCGATGGCCTCACGAGCGACAACGGATGCGTCCTCGTCCTGTCCAACGGTCCTCTCACTGCCGGGGCGCAGGTCTTCAAGAGCCA